GCGCATGTCCCTTCGATTGTAGAATATAGGCAATTTAAACATCTTAAAATCTCGCTGCTTATATGTGTCTCACTTTCAATTACAGCACGATTTAATTGTATATTCATTCAATCACCTCTATTCAACATATTCTTCAAATGTAACTGTTACTGTCGCTCGATATAACCCGCCATTGCGAATAATTGTATCCCAACTTTCTGAAAGATCAGTTATTCTATATTTGTTTACTCCTATTTTTTTGCCACCTATTACCAAATTTTCTACAGTTCCGCTGCATACAGCCTTTTCCAATTTTGATATTACACTTCTCGGTTTTACGCCCAGTGAATAATCAAGCATCACATTCATCGTGATTTTTGCTAGGTCTGGCCCAAGAAATTCTGTTTTTTCTCGTTTTTTGATTGCTGGATGTGTTGTCCATCTGGCAGCTACACTTCTATTCATTTCAGAAAATGTTAGTGTTTCTTTTTCGCTTACAACAAAAGTAATTGTTTTGCCAAAGTTTCCAATCCTCCCTAGAAAATCTGTAGGTAACTTTATTGTCCTTGTTGCAGTTTTTGTTTTCTTTTTGGAATCAAAATTTTTGATTTTCCCCTTTTTTTTAGTGCTTTTTACTTTTCTTAATTTTCCAAGTTTTGTCCCCTTTTTTTTAGTGCTTTTCTTTTCGCTTTTTTTTGCCATTTTAAACACCCGATTCATAAATTTTTCCTAAGCAAACGCCTTCTCCGTCCTCGTCACAGAGAACAGCAACAGTATCTTCTACTTTTGGCACTCCTATTTTTTCAAGACACATAATATCTCCACTTACGCTTTCATCCATGTCAGAATACAGTACCCTTATAGTTCCTTCTTTTTTATTTACACTTGAAACTTCTCCAATTCGCAGCATAAAAATCACCTTATCCTTTTTCCTATTTTTCTGCATTCGATTTGAACTTTGTATCCATTCGAAATCGTGTGGCGGACTCTTGTAACGAAATATTTTCCGTTCAGCTTTGCTAGACCAGTAATGTTTATGGTTGATGTTGCTGATACAAAATCCGGAGAACGCAACGCAAAACGTAATGTGGTAGTATCTGCATTTTCTTTATTTACTCTGGCTAGTGCAATTCTTACAGCGTCCGCTTTACTATCTGCCTTTTCTGTTAGCCTTAGTAATCGCTTTGTACTGCCATGCATCGTTTCTATTTTTTTGCCATTTGTTTTTTTGTATGTCAATTTAACTCCTGTATAATTGCCGTTTATTGTAGATTGCCAAGTCCATCCTGGCTCCATTTGACTAACATTTATTGTTTTCACAGCTTTTTTGTTCTCGTAACGCTCAATACTGTATACAACAATTTTATTTGCATATATTTTTACTCCACAACCATATTTTTCTGCCAGGCTTTTTAGTAAAGAGCTATCTGTCTGTTTAGACTGTTCCAATGCGGCGATTGGAATTACCGGAGCATCATACACTACTTTTAAACTTTTGTATGTTTTTGATATATCCTTGCAGATTTGTAAAAAAGTAGTGTGTTTCCATGTTCTATTGCGTTGCGCTGTTTTAAACGCATAACTAACAGGATCAGACACCGCCGAAAAAGTTGCACTTGACGGATAGCCAGTAAATTCTATTTGATCTAAATGAAAAGTTCCGCATGGATACGTTTTTGTATTTTCTCCAGTCTTTTTTATTTTTGCAATAACTCTCGATGCAGCTTTTGGCATTTTTGAATTATGCCATTTTCCACTAATATCACTAAGCGTAATTGATACAGAATCGCTTGATCCATCCGCTTCATCTGTATAACTAAAACTCTCTAACTGTTCTGAATAATCTGTAGCTCCAATTTTTACAACAGCTCCATATCGTGTCGGCTTCATTATTCATCATCCTCTTCGTCATCGTCATATCTCCAGTCTGGAAATTCTTCTGCATCTTCTTCATTGTCTGATAATTCAGGAACATATATAAGTGTTCCTGAATCAAATACTACTATGTCTATGCAATCCAAATTATTTTCCAATAAAATTCCAATTTTGGTTTCATCTCCGTAAACATTCTTTGCTATTTGGTCCCACGTATCTCCTTGAACAGTTCTATAAAACTCGCCCATAACATCGCTCCTTTAAAACTAAAACGCTACTCGCGCCTTATCTTTGAAATACTTTTCAATCATTCGTTCGAATTTTTCTTGTGCTATTGTATTAGCTTCAATTGCGTCTTCTTTACTTGCATTCCCTTTGATTATTATGCTTGGAGAATAAGTAATTACTGTACTTTCTCTTTCTTGCACATCTTTACTTTTTGCAGGCTGTTGTGTATCATCTGCATTTAGCATTTTTTCAGCTTTCAATGCAAGAGTCGTCTGTGTGTCCCTTTTTTGATACATTCCAAGCAATTCGCCAGCCTGTTTCCATAGCATTTTTGAACGTTCCGAGCCATCAAGCGGAATTGCCGCTTCTGGACCATCTTCTGCGAAATAGGATAGTGTAGGTTTAGTTATAATAGAGCCTTTTGCGTTATGTGCAGGCTTAACAGCCGCTCCACCAGCATTAGATACAGATGCTTTTATTTTTGCTGCAACACTAAACGGAGCTTCAAATTTTGTACCTAAAATCTGTGAAAACAAACTTCTTGTGTTTGAAACTTGTGTTATTATTTCAGATTTCGTACTCTCATTATTAGTATTCAGTTTGATTCCGATGTTAAATGGTCCTTTAAATTCATTTTGCAAAGCATCATTTGTTGTGCTTTTTACATATGTTGCTGCCGTTTTTGCACTTTCTCTAGCTGTTGACTGCATTCCTGCTTTGATTTCTTTTGGAATATATCCCCCTGCCTCATTTATTTTGTTTAGCAAATCTGTATACTCTCCATCCTCCAGCAATTTCTTTTGGATAGCATTCCAAATCGACGTTTCATCTCCAGAAAACATTTTTAACATTTCTATTTGTTGTAGTCCCTCTGAAATTGCCGTCGGTATTTTTTCTCCTGCAGCAGTATATTGATCAGCAACTTCTTGCAATTGTTCTTCTGTAGGTTCTAGCTGTTTTAATAAATCTTTTATTGCATTTCTCGTTGAACTATCTAACATCTTTCCGTCAAATTGTTCAACAAATCCGTCCCACATCAAGCCAGCACTAGATGTCCACTCCGTTTCTCTTGACATATAATCTTGCATTATTTTATCAAAAGAACTGCTTGCATCCTTCAATTCATCATTATATTGTCCCATTATTGTATTTAATGAAAATTCAGCGGCTTTCGACTCTGCTTCTCCAACTTTTTTCCTGTATCCGTCCCACAACTTATCAACTCCGCTGTCATATTCTGCCTGTGAAATATCTCCTTGACTCAATTGATAATTAAGAGCTGCAATGCTTTTTTGCAACGACTCTTTGTAGTTCTTTTCAGCTTCCGTAACCTTGCTACTTAATTCTTTCTGCAAATCCTTAAAACTATCTGGTGTCAAATTCCCGCCAGAATATTGCTTACTGATAACCTCCATGTCCGCATTAAAATTACTTTGAGATATACCGTCAGAAATATCTTGCATTTGCTTCTGTATCTGCTGTATTTTCTTTTCTTCGTCAACTGTAAGCAATCCATCTCCGAATGCCTTATTTACTGTTTTTTGTAGCTTTTTACCTAGCTTTTCTAGTTCCGTTTGCTTTCCTGCCAAAAAATTATCCAAAGAATTTCCGATTGAGCTGTTTTCATCTTCAGTCAATAGTTTAATGTTTAATGCTAAAGCGTATCTTTCCTGACTAACCAAATTCTGTGTTTGCTCAATATACGATTTTATATCGCTTTTGTATTGTTGCTTTTCGCTTTTCGACAGCTTTAATCCGACCGAAACTTTCCAGTTCATTTTATTAACACTCTTTACAGTATCCTGAATTTCTTCTGCAATGCTGTCTACTTTGCTAAATTCTTCTAATGCCGTATTTAATTTTGTCAAGCTTCCGTCATCCAAAATTCGATTTGCAACATCCTGTAATTCTTCCAGTGACAAAGAAATCGTCCCAAAATGCTGTGCTAAGTTTTGTTTTTTAGCTTCATTTTCACAGATTTTAATATATGTAGCCAATCCTGCTGCTCCTCCAATTGCCGCTCCTACTCCTAAAATAGCAACTGCAAATGGATTTGTTAAAACGCTTGCCAGACCGCCAAACGCAGTTGCTGCATCTTTAACCTTTGATGCAATTTTAAAAGATACAATAGTAGCTCCGATTCCCGTTAATTCAGACGTAATTATCTTCGGATGTGCAATGATCCATTTTGCTAAATCAAAAAATGGACTACTAAACTCCTTTATACTTCCAGCCAATTCTTGTAGCTCTCTTATTGTTGTCGGAGCCTGTTTAGAAATATTAGAAAGTGCATTTCCAAACATTTTTGAACCTTTTTCGATAATTTTACTTTTTGAAAGATATTTCGTTAAGGCACTCACTCCTTCTGTACCTAATTGTACAGTTTGTCTTAATTGACTTTTCATTTGGTCGTATGCTTCTATTCCGAGTCCTTGCGCAGCCGAAACAAATAATGTTGAATCCCCTTTTAAGTTATCCAACTTTATATCTGCCATTTCTTTTGCTGCTCCAGATGCGTTGTCAATTTCTTTGGTTAGCTTTGCGAAATCTTTATCAGATGCATTTACTATTGCAAGTAAACCAGACATCCCTTGTTTTCCTGCTAAAGTGGATGCTTCTGCCGCTTTTTCTGATTTGGATAAACCAGAAAAGCTTTTTCTTGTACGCTCTAAAATTTCCATAAGCGAATACATATTTCCTTTTTGATCTGTAAGCGAAATACCTAACTTTTTCATCGAGGTTGCAACCGCATCTGTTGGCGATGCCATGCGAGATAACCAACTTCTCAACGATGTTCCTGCGCTGCTCGCTTTGATTCCGCTGTTTGCCATCAATCCAATTGCGACAGATGTATCTTTGATGTTGTATCCAAGTGAACCAGCTACAGGAGCTACATATTTAAACGTTTCGCCCATCAAGCCGACATTTGTGTTGGCGGATGCGGCGGTTTTTGCCAAAATGTCTGAAAAATATGTAGCATTTGCAACACCGTTTGTCATGCCATCTGCTGCCATTCCAAAGGCTGTCATTGCATCTGT